CACAGGATATTGTGGAATACCGTCGAGCCACGACAGAGCCGTTATCGCTTCCGCTATCTGCAATGCAGAGATGGTGAATTTCTCCTTTCCGTGTTCCACGATGAATGCTGCCCCTATCTTGTGCAGCACCTTCAGATGACCCATCTTCAGGAGGAAGTGCGTCTTCAACTGCGTGGAAGATAAATCCCTTGAAAGCAGCGAGAAAACAAAGAACAGTTGGCTGTTATCCATTGACTGCCATGTGTCGGGAATGGTGATATTGAGAATTTTCATAATCGAAGAATTAGAACCAGTACCCCTTATTACTTTTTTTGTTTTCGTAAATGGCAGGGCGGTACAGCTCCGCCACAGGTGAGGAGTGCCATTCCGGGAACTCCTCAGGGTGTTGCCGTATTGTGTTCACCAGATGAATAAGGGTGGAGGGTGGGGAGCCATGATGTGCTGTTGCCGAAAGAGCAGCTTTCAGCATCTGCACCTCAATGGCACGTAAGGAGCGGATGACGGCGTTCCTCAGATAAGAGGATTGGGAAGGTGTTATCAACTCCTTCCTCAAAGCCGTCATCAGCTCCTCCGACAAGAACTGCTCAGCGATGAGCGATTCAATATCTATGAGCTGTCCGCGCAACTCCCAGTAGGATTGCAGTCGGTGCTCATTGACACCCATGAAATCGAGCAAGTCGAGATTTGGGAACATCGTAGAAGCGAAGAACTCAAAATGCTTGGATGTAAGCCATTTGCTTGCTTTCGGCAAAGCTTTCAGGAGCAAGTTAGCAGCATTGTCACGCTCCTGTTCGAGCGAAGCGATGAGCCTTTCAATCCTCTCCTTCGATGCCGGCACGATGTTCGTGGTATTGACGATGCCGAAGCCGTTAGGCGTGAGGACGAGGTCGAGCGAAGGTACAGCGTTCATGAATGCGTGTGCCACCACTACCTTGATGGTGTACGGTTTGATAATATTCAAGTCCGAATAGCCGGCAATCGTGTTGAAGGTAGATTCAGGCATGAACCTATCTTTCACCCATTCCTCCGCCAAGTCGAGGAAAGGCGACAACTTATCAAAGAGCGATTTCTCGCCTTTGACAGCAGCGAGGACGTTAGGAATATACCTGTCCAGAATATCAGATGAAGTTACGAGAACCATATCAAAAAGAATTTATGCAAAAATAAGAAGACGAAGATACAAATCGAAAGACACAGAAAATGTCCGAAGGCTTTCATCCCCGGACACTTGTAGGGAATACCCCTATGCCGTGACGGCAATAGGAGTATTCTTCACCTCATCAATCTTGAATGTCAGCATCGCTGCTGCCCTCTTCACATCGAGGAGCACTGTCTTGATGAACGACGCATCCTCCTTCAGGCTTTTCAGCCATGACTTCAAGTAAGCAGCGCTGTCATCCTTGATATGCTTGTCTAGACCGTAATACTGAGCCACCATCGCTGCTGTAAGCTCAGCCACCAACTCCTCACGTGCGTACTCCTCACTTCCGAAAGCCGCCGGCTTCAGGCGATTCAGATGCTCCTCCGCTCCTGTGGAGTGTGCCATTTCATGGAACAGATTGGAATAGAAAGACTCGCAGCTCTCGAACTGCCTTTTCTCAGGAATGACGATGCACTTCTTAGAGATGCTGAAATAGGCTTGATCCCCGTATGTAGGCTTGATGGGGCAAATCCAGAGATTATCCGCTATTATCCTGTCCATAGGCTCGAAGCAGAACATCGCATCTGAGCAAGCGGGCTTGTCCACCGTCAGACCAGCCGTGAACTTCTCAAACAAATCAGGGCGTGCCTCCTTCATGTTTGTCTGCTCGATGTTGAAGACATTGTACACTTGCAACTTCGGGAACACATTGTACTGCTTGCGCTGCTCCTCCGACAACAGCTTGTAATCCTCGTATTTAATCTTGCTGCCATCCTCCTTATGTATGCAGGTGAAAACGGTGAGGAAGACAGGGAAGCTCTTCTCCCCCTTGCGTACAGTGACCATCGGGAGCTTGTTGCCCTGCTTGTCCACTGACGGCTTCACACCCTCTTTAGTACGTGAGAAATTCAGGCTGCTCACCTTGTCGAAGGTACAGAAGACAGGAAATTTGTAGCCCTGCTGTTCGCAATGAAGAAGGAGCATGAGACTGTTCATGCCATTGTAATGACGGCCATTAAGATTCCGTGGCCACTGCATCGCATTCTCCGTGAACCAAGGCTTGTGCCAATCCTGCTGGATGGACTCAATCTTCTCGATCATCATCTCTGCGAACCTGTTCAGTGCTCTGTCCTGTGCGCTCTCTGTTGAAGCGGCATTACTATTCTTCGTGCCTTGCTTCCATGATTTTGAATTGTTCATAACTAACATCTGAATATGTTATTACCTGGATTCTGTTTGTTAATTTTTACGTGCTTCCCGAAAGTGAGCAAGGGAAGAGCAGCAGCAAATAATTTCAAGGAAAAATGGTGGAATACCCACTTTGTGACACAGGAGCAAAGTGCGGAAGGTTGCCGCCATTTTTGAGCAGAAATAGAGCAACGATATTTTCCTGCCAACGGCTTGCCTTAACTTTGCACAGGAAAAATAAAACAGGAGCCAGAAACAGTAATAACCAGATGTGATGAACCAAAATCAGCAAGGCACAATCGAAGAATATGCTACTTCATACGCACAGAGACCACTGAACGCATAGAGGAGGACGAGTAAAAGATGACCATCCGGCATGGCACTGCCTCACGGAGAAGAACGTGCCACAAGGAATCGGCAGTCATTACAGCATGAACAGATGCCCTTCTCGAACAGCGGGTACACCTGTCCTGTACCTTGGTGAGCGCATGAATACGTACCTAAGAGGTGTCGGCAGTGGAGAGCAGGAACGCAACAGGTATGCAAGGGAGAAGACCTTTCCCCTCACCGTACCGCATAAAAAGGACAGCAGCAAGAGAGGATTGTGACAAGCGTAGGAGGGTGCAGCAGCAGTTCAATGCCCGAAGCGTGTGCTATGTCCAACATCATAAAGAGCAGAATAAAAAGAAGGAGCAACGCACGTTTGAGAGATACGGGTGGTGGTGGACAGCCGTCAGATGAAATGTCAAGTAAAGAGCCAGACAGAAGATAACAAGGACTGGATGCCCCATGCCCATACGAGGAGAAGCCCAGCAACCAAAGGACTGCATCGCTGAGAATGGCAGAGAGCGGTGAGACTTACCCAACTACCCATGAAACGGCACACTGGAGCGAGAAGCATCCGCCCGAAGACAACAGGCAGTGAGGACTGCACACGAAAGGATGGTGAAAGGCTGAAGATGTGGAAGGTGTTACGGACAGGCATATCAAACTGAACAGCCAACAGCTGCTTCGTCATGGCAAAGCCTAAAGGAGCATAAGGCGTAAGAAGGTGCTCCGTGAAAAGTGCAGCAGCATTGCTGACAGATTGATGAGGGACAGATAATGACCCAACCGCAGAGGTTACGGAAAGTGTGAGGGGTGAAGACGAGGACATGAAATATTAAAAAACTATCTTTCTGACAAGTGTCCCACCTTGTTTGAAAGACTCCTCTTTGATAACAGAAAGTATCTCGTCAAAAGAAAGTTTATAAACACCATTCTCGTTATAAGAATAGAGACGAGGCAATCCGAGTTTCGCTTTAGGCCGATGAGCAGAATTGAAAAGCCAGAAAACAGGATAGCCATGAATTGCGCCTACTTCCCTGAGTAGGTCGCAATGGCAATCCCTTGCAATGCTTTCCAACTTTTCAACTGCTTCGGAGTATTCCATGTAATTATAAATAGAATTAGAAATACTATGAGATAGCATATTGAAACAAACAATAAATGCTATTGGATTGTAAAGTCGAAAACACCGCTTGCGCCACCAGTGCCGTATGCTGTGTAAATTAAGCAATACTCTCCTGGTTCTCCTGTAACGAAAACATCATAGACACCGCTTCTGATTTCCTTAAACTCCACTTGTGCGTTTTTATCGGCAGAAGCACCAGTCTTAGAACCTAAAATAGATATAGAAACGCCGGTAAGCATTCTCTTGTCTTTCTTTACATCAAATTTTGCAATTTCAAAGTTTTTGATGGAGTTAGAAGGTGTGAACATATAAAGATTTCCTGCATCCATGATTGGAGGATTGCCAAAATACAAACGCAAGTGAGCCTTTTTGTCAAAAATGGTTTCACTTGTAGCCCCCTTAAAAACAAACTTAGCTTTAGTTTTAGCAATACCAAAACTAACGGCTGTACCGAGACCACCACCGACTTTCACTCCCTGATGAGAAAGTTTGTTTATACGAGTGACTTTGTCATTATTGACAGCCCATACACCAACAGAATCAGAAGGGACTTCGTTCTGCGCTTCAGCCAATAGGCTAAAAGAAGCAAATAAAAAAAGAAAAATCCTTTTCATATATACAGTTTAAGAGTTATTATGTTCTAAAATAATAACGCTCAAAAACAAAGAATATTGTAAAAAAGCAGGATGATTAAAGAGACAAAAAGGTAAAGTGTGGACTACGCATCCACACTTACCAAAGCTATTGTCTCATTATCATCGGTGTGTATCAGCACATCGAAGATACCATCCAGCTCATCGCCATAGGCATAGAGATACATCTTGCCAGGGATGAGCGCGCCACGATAGGCGACAGCCCCTTGTCCGAAGAAGAAGGACAGATAATCCATGATGTCCTCTTCCGGCATTTGGACAGAGCCAATCATTTCGAGGTTCGTACTACTCTTCACGAGAGCTTTCAAGATACTTAACGCTTCCATAATCTTTGATTTTTAATGATGAAACAATTTAATTATTAAAAAGGAAGGGCCTATGCGGCACCTTCCTGTGTGAAAAGGGATTCATTCTTTGGCTTACGTCCACGACGCTTAGGAGCGGCATTCTCGGCAGGAGCGGACTCAGAAGAATCCTCAGGCTTTGCCTGTGTGACCATCTCAGTGATGCCACGCTTCACGAGAGCCTTAGTATTGGGAGCATCAATCTGATCACAGATGGCAACCCGCTTGCCAGCACGGATGAGCTTAGGGAGATAAGTGTCGAGTGCATGGAACGGGAAGCCCGCCATATCGATGTTCTCCGAACTTCTCCTTGTGAGAGTGATGCCGAGGATTTCAGCAGCGGCAACCGCATCTTCTCTGTACAGCTCATAGAAATCGCCACAACGGAAGAGGAGCAGCGCCTCAGGATGCTTCGCCTTCAACTCATCATATTGCTGGAGTAAAGGAGACTTGGCAGGTGCTGCCTCTTTAGGCTCAACGGATATTTCAGGAGATTGGGCTGGCTCATCGCCTTCACCCAACTCCTTTGCTGCCTGTGCAGCATCCTCGACGGCTTTCTGCTCGGCTTCTTTCGCACGATGATAAGCGAGAGAGAGGGCGGCAAGCTGGACTGTATCAATCTGCAGCTCCAGACGCTTTGAGAGCAGGAACATGTAACGCATAGCCTTCAGCGGCTCATGGAAATTCATCTTGCAATCAAGCTTTCCATCCATGCCTTCAACCTTCACCTCATAGCCTTGCTGGCCATTCTTGAACTCTTTTTTCACTGCTGTGATCTGAACATTTGTTTTCATTGTTTTGGAATTTAAATTGTGAAACATTTAATTGAATTTTACGCGCAATGACCACGAGGGCGTATCAAAAGGCATCAAGCCAAGAATTTATCCGCCTTTTTTACTAAAATCTGTGAGGAGCGGGCAGGAGAGATTTTCGGAAAAAAGGAGAGTAAATAGCAGCGCGGTATTGGCAGATGGCTGTCGCCCCGTAAATTCGCGACGGAAAAATCAATACATTAAATGTTTCGTTCAACAATTTAGATTCAATACAAAACAATGAGGATAACAACAAATGTGAGATATAGAGCACGGCAGTAGAAGAAAAAAGCAGTGGCAGCAAGAATGACCGGCAAGGATAGAGCGAGTGAAGCCCAGTGAACTACCGGGACGAAAAAAGGAGGACATCTGTCCCCCTGTCAGGATTAGCGCGAGTTGGATACCAACTGCGCATCCTTGTTTTTGTCCAGTGTAGTGAGCTGGATGAAAGGGCATTCCGGGAAAGCGTCCTTCCATCCATTGAATTTCATGATGATGTGATGCACGCTGAAGAGCAAGTCGTGGTATGGTTTCTGCAGCGCCTGGGCGATTGTATATAGTTCCCGCTTGTCGCTACCGCTGTTGTTCGATTGCGATTTGCCGGGCACAGAGCCGACGAGGTTAGAATGGACACGCATGGTGAAGCAGAACATGTTGACCGCCTCCTGAATATCCGTGGACCAGTCGCCGCCCTCCTTGTCCATATCTATTTTGTTGATGCGAACATCGTGCTGCTCCTCGCCAGTTGGCGACACATAGAATGTAGAGAAGAGCGCCTTGCCGGCATTCTCGGCACCAGTGAGGAAGTCGATGATGCGGTGCTTCTCCTCCACGACACGCTCCTGCATCCGTTTGGGGTCAGTGATGCGCTCCCGCTTGAAGATGTTGTCCCAATACTTGGCACTCACCTCGATATGGTACTTGATGGGCGCGGTATTCTTCAGTTTCGCTTCCTTAGCCATGCCGATGAGCGTCTTGATGTTATACCATTTCCCTTTGAACAAGGAAGCGTAGTAAGGTATCGGATAATATGTGGAGTCAGGTGTCGGTATGCGACACACCACAGCGAATTTCCTCTCCGAAGTACGAGCCTCGATGCGTGCATTCAAGTCCTGCCACGGACATTCCATGTTCAGAAGCGGGATGACCTCAATCTCAGAAGGGCATGTCGTCTTCTTGAAGTTGCCGTACAGCAGATGTTCAATCACCCCTTTGTCGTTCGCTTTGGAGAACCGGCAATAGCACACCTCCTTCCGGTGCAGCCCCACGATGTGAGACCCCTCACGGTCGAGGATGAGTACCGAAGCGCACCATCCGAAGTGTTTGAAGTCCTGGCAGACACCGAGGAAATACGAGGGCAGCGCGTTAGAAAGAAGGAAGTCGCTGACCAACCCCTTCACCTCTGCTGTACAATTCTCCGTATTGTATTGCAGACCATTGCCGTAGCATATTTCCGCATTGAACATCTGGCAAGTAGATAATGTCTCATCAGATTCAATGAGGTCAAGAATACGGTACGGCATTTGGTTGTCGCCACCCCACGGCATATACTGTAAGCCTTTGGTGAGCGTGATGGGAGCGATGTCGTTATCATCCCTGAACACCTTTGACGAGTCCACGGTGAAAGCCGCGGCAGCGTTGATGGCAGGGATGTCCTCGACGGATGACAGCACGATGTTTGAAGAAAAGGAAGAATTGTGTCGCTTCATAACTTGCATTTTAATGCAAAGTTAGGAGAGATGCGAGCAGGAGGAAAAGACAAGTAAAGCGGCATGTCCCAAATGTCATGCCGCTTTATTAGTTATTCAGATTTAGTTAGGTAAATACACTTGTCGTAGTCGCAAGAACGGATTGCGCTTAAACTTGACCATAGAGCATTATTATAAAAATATAGTGTACTATGGTATTCTTCTTCATATCCGAATCTGATTTTTACAGTTTCCGAAAATTCCAATTCAACAGGCCTCCCATCGCCCTTATCTCTCCAATATCCTCTATATGAAGAGCCATTGATACTTAATAAAACAGTGTTGTTGGCATTCAAAGAAAGAGATGTATAAGAATCACTAGAGTGATAATCACCTATCAATTTCGCATAAGATTCAAAAATACTTATTAACTCTCTTTCTGCCTCTTTCTTTTTCTGATAGTCAGAATAAAAATAAACTCCAACACATGAAGCTACGATTAGGACAATTATTGAAATATAGATTTTCTTGTGTTTGGCGAAAGAATCAAAAAATACCTGTATAGGAAGTGTTTCCTCAGATTTGTTTACCTGAGATTCCCTCTTTGCAGTGTCAAAACCACAATTGGGACAAAACCTTGCCCCCTCTGGAATTTCCGAGTTACACTTTTTACATATCATGTTTAATAAATTGAATGTAATAAGTATTTATTCTTCATTATCAGTTTTAATTTCTTCTGATTTATTATCCTCTTCAGAAGGTTCATCAGATGAATCATTCTCTTCTGTTTTACGTTGAACAGGTATTGTTGAACCAATACCGATAAGAGTGAAACCAGCAATTAACAGTACAGAACCAAAACCTAGCTTTGTTATTTTTGCCAATTCAACAACAGCTCTTGAAGTAGAAGCTGAAGCATTTTGAATACCTGTGTATGCATCACCCCCATAAACACTGTTTGATTCACCATAAGGAACTTTAGAAGAGAAACATACAATAGACATAATAATCGATACGACACCGATTATCATAAAAATAATAGAACGTACTTTATTTCCCATAACTGTATAGATTTAATAATACATTACAAAGTTAGAGAAAAATTTAATAAGTTGTTTGTAATGTTGTGATTTTTTAAGAAATAACGTAAACTCAGAGCGCGAATCACAGGAACACCTCACACCCGTTCACCTCAAAGATGAGTGCGAGGCGAATGGTGCGAATCTGGTGAGACGACAGACATTTGAACTGTTGCGTACCTTCATAGAAGTTGTACCGCAGCGGCACCGCGTCGTTGATGACAAGCACCGAGCCCGACCGCGTCCAGCACTTGATGGAGAGCGGTTCCGGCGCTTGGAACATCTTCCTTGCAGTAGATAAATGAATGGATTGCATTAGAAAGTTGAAAATTGGAAATTGAAAGTTGAACGATTAAAGGTGAGGGTGGGAGAGCAGTCGCAATAGGGATAGAAAGGGAGCGTTGCTGTCCGAGAAGAGTGAGGACGGGAGCGATAGCGTACCCCTGCATAGCCCGACCGAAGCCATGAGGGATTGCCCAAAGAAGTCACGTAAAAGCCTCCGTGAAGTTGCTGTTGAACACCTCCGGCGAGTCGCTGAACGTCCTCCAGTCCGTATTGTCCGCGAACCTCCATGAGAACTTAAACCGCACCTTCTCCGTTGCGTCGTCCGTTATCTCCGAGGTGACATCCGAAATCAGAATATCATAGTCCTGGTCTGGCGGAATCATGTAATAGATATGGTTGGAATCCAGGAAATCATTGAAGTGCCTTGCCTCCGTCAGCGTCATCGCCCTTGTCGTGACCTCATATTTCCTTGTCGTCTCCCTGTTGTAGAACGAAGTGATGCCGTTGCATACCGCCTCCTTTGCAGCGAACTCCGTCTTTAGCGTAGTACACCCGAAGACAGGCATCTGTTCCCAGCAGTTGAAAGCGTTGATGAAGTTGAAGGAGTAAGCCGGCTTTTGTGCGGTGATGAAGAACGAGAACGACCTTTTGGCTATGTATATCGTCCCCCCTGACAGCGTGAACCCCGGTGCCTGTTCCGATATGAACGTCTGCAGTGCAGGGATGCTGATGTTCTTGTAGGCGTACCCCGCATTTGCCGAGGCGTAAGAGAAAGGATAATTGAACGCCGCCGTGTTGCCCTCCTCATCCTTAGCCACCAAAGCGATATATCCGTCCAGCGGCTCATCACCAGACGAGCGGAAGAAATAGAGCGAGAACAGAGCCGTGCTGTTGAAGAAAGCAGCGTCGCGGTTAGTCAGGAAGTGCGTGTCGAGGAAATCACTGTCCATCTCGTAAGAAGTCCTAATCTTCGAGTACACCACCGACAAGGTAGGGTCGAGGTAGTCGAGACCCAGCCCCATGTCCGCCTCCACCGACAGCGTGCAATGCGACAGTCCGTAGGCAGCCATGTAATCCTCCACTATCCTCCTGAACCCATATACGTGTACCCTCTTGTCCGTGTCAGCGAACAGCGTGGCAGAGTAAATCACCTTTCCGTTGATAATCACCGACACATTCGCATACCCCTCCGTACACTGGTCGATGTACAGCGTTGATGGCAGTGAAGAAGACAGTGCCACGTTGCGGTAGAAGCTCAGACGTATCATCTTATCTTTTTTCCTACAAAAATACGCATGAGAGAAGCAGGAGAAAAAGACACGAGCGAGCTTCATAAGGAGGAAGAAGACAAGGCTATGCCGCCTTGTCCGCTTTCGGCTTGTTCTTACTCCCCGGCTTCCTGCCCCTACGGGCTTTCGGCTTCGGCAATTCCACCATCTCCGCTGCCACCTCCGCTGCTACCACCATGGCAGGCTTGGCGAGAATGTTATCCACGGAATGCTCCTCGATGAACTTCTCCTTGACAGCCTCCAACTTTTCAAGGCCTTCCTTTCTCTTCCGGGCAATCTCAAATGAAAGGCGCTGCAGACAATTCTCAGAGATCATGCATCCCGTGCGCCTCTTCAGCAGGAACATATATCTCATTGCCGAGTAAGCAGACTTGCAGAACTGTCGGCCATCCTCACGACCATTGATAGAAACGACCCAGATGTCAGTGTTGTGAAACTTCTGATTAGAAACGATGATAGTATTCATGACGATAAAAATTAAAGAGTTAGACATTATTGGAAAAGGGAGCCTTACCCTACGAGATAAAGCTCCATGTTATACACGTATATACCGCTTTCGTTCGCGATGCTCTCCACTTTTGCTGCTGCTTCCTCGAAAGACCTTGCTGCTATCTCGTACTCATATTGCTCACCATCGAAATCAGTGATTTCTGCCTGGTAAAGATCCTCAGAAAGAGAAGTGTAACGACCGAAACGCTTGTAACCATTGTTGCGACTGTCTGTGAAAACCGATGTTTGAAATGTAGCTGTCATAATTTTTGTTTTTAAATTGATTATTCATTTATGTTTGCGCCAAAGCGCTGTAATTTTTACGTGCATTTAGTAGCGAACCCAGAGAAGGCTGTAAATGCAAGGATAGACAGCTATTATTTACCTTTAAGGCTTGGGATATTGTTCACCCGAAGGGCTATGGCATTTTTCCCGGCTTGCCGCTGTGTTCAGGAAAAATGTGAAGAATGTGCTAAAAAATCGCTGGATAAGGGGAGTGGTGCCTTGCAGAAGCCGTGGGTGCTAACTTTGCAAAGGAAAATCAAACTGCGCTATATTAGGCATTGTCAAACATGAATGTTCAGAATAATCCATTGGTGCTGAAAGCAAAAAACACTATGACAACTACATCATCGGTACAGACAGCCAATAGGAAAAGGAAAGCGTTTGGTACACCTAATTATACTCCTGAGGACACAAGGCAAATCACCACAGATAACCAGTGAGCGTGAGAAGAGAGGCGGCATAAAGAAATGGCAGCAGCGTGGAAAGCAACAAGAATACAGGAAAGCCACCAATAAAAAACGTGTATGGAGCAACGAGAAAGGTATGACCGCTCCCGCAATCATGTCATACCAAAGAAAACGTCATGAATCCCATCGTGGATATGAAAGGCAGACACCGACAAAGGGACGTGAACAAGAAAAGAAGAGGATGACCGACAGGCAAGGACTATTATTCGGCATCATCATACAACGCCGCTGAAGAGAGCAGCGCATCGTGGATTTGCTTTTGGAAATGCAGCGGTTGCAGCACCTTCACCCGATTGCCCCTCGATAAGATAAAGCCTTGCAGTTCGAGGCATATACGTACATGAAGTTCAAAGTCCGTGTACCCCTTTTTAGAGACAAGCACAGTCTGCGAGTGGTGCAGCGGGCAGTCGCGGATATAATCAGCCTCCGTGCCGAAAGCCCTTATGACCACCCTCTCTACAGGCTGGGAAGCGTCATTGACAAGACCGAAAGCATCCTCGAAATAGCGGTGTATGTCAAACTCCTTAGGCATAGAGAACGATTCCTCCTCCTTCTGGAAATCCGTTATGCGGTCGAGCGAGTACGTCCTGAAATGCTCCTTCCTTTTTGGAAAGAACGCCAGCACATACCACCTGTGCATATACTGCACCATTCCGTATGGTTGGAACGTCCTCTTTTCCACGCTCCTTGTCCCGTATTTATGGTATGTGATGGTGATATAGCGGTGTGATTTCATGGCATCCACTATCTCCGTGAAGAAGTTGTTGCATGGTATTCGCTCCACCTTGAAGCGGTTGTTCATCGACAGGCACACCGACATGTTCTTCACCATGCGCAAGTTGTCGAGGAACCACAGTGCTATTGATTCCGTTTCCATCCATGCTTTGTTTATTATCCTGAATCTTTTCCTCCTCCCTTCCTGCGCCCCTTCAATGATAATTCCGAAGTTCTCAAATATCCTGTCCATAGAACGGTAGAACAGAGTTTTAGAAAGCTGACCTGTCTCCGACATATTGTAATCATCATCCCACAAGTCTTGTAACTCCCGCAGAGTCAAGCCCCTCTTGTTTCTCATCAATGTGTCAATAATCCACACCAGCCTTCTAAAATTCCTTTTGTCCATGCGTAGCTATATAAAAAGGGCGTGAGAGAACGCCAGCCCATGACACAGCACTACCACATGCTAAGGGAATGGACATAAGCTATCTACTCACGCCGTATATCAAAATTGATTATACAACATGAGCGTCTTGCTTATGCGTTCCCTTATCATTTTATAGTGTGGTAGTATGTGTCAGGAAAGCTCAACGCTGAACGACCGGGAGACTATGCCCCCAAATCTTAATGCAAAGTTAAAGAAAATTCCTCAAACTCAATAGATTTGATATTGAATTTGAGGAAATTTAATAAATCGAACACAAACAAAAATTTAGTGTTTATAATAACAACAAACAAAAAAAAAAGATATGACTTTCCCTTGGTTCTTCGATATCTTTTGCACATAAATTCTTTTGCTTGAAATCTTACAATTCTCAACAGATGTGACTCACAAAGTTTTGCAAAAGATGAAACATTGAAATATGTGCTACACAACAGGAACGTCCATAATATATAATCTTTCATCAAAATACAATAATAACATGATTTACGGATATATTAGAGTAAGTAGCGACAAGCAGACGGTTGAAAACCAACGCTTTGAGATTAATAAGTTCTGTGAGAAACAGAATATAGTTATTAATGACTGGATAGAAGAAACTATCAGTGGAACGAAGAATTATACCAAACGGCAACTGGGTAATCTTCTAAAGAAAGTCCACAAAGATGACATTATTATCTGTAGTGAGTTGTCTCGTTTGGGCAGAAATCTCTTTATGATTATGGAGATACTGAATATCTGCATGACTAAAGAGTGTCGTGTGTGGACCATCAAGGACAACTACCGCTTGGGCGATGACATCCAGAGCAAAGTCCTTGCCTTCGCTTTCGGGTTGTCTGCTGAGATAGAGCGCAATCTTATCAGTCAAAGAACAAAAGAGGCACTGGCAAGGAAAAAAGCTGAGGGTGTTATTCTTGGTCGCCCTAAAGGGAGAAAGAGCAGTAGATATAAGCTATCAGGGAAAGAAATTCTCATTACTGAACTTCTGAGAAACGGTACTTCTCATCGCAAAATAGCGAAGATCTGTAAAGTTGACAGGAATACGTTGGCACGTTTTATTGAACTTAAAGGATTGGCAGAGAACTAATGAGCGATTTTGTGCAGCAACAGAATAATACCTGCGACTTCAATTCTTCAGACAGTTGGGTAATATTATCTCCAATAGAACAGAGCATTAAGCGGAAGATTGAAGCCGTTGGTACGCCTCTGAAAGATTGGGACATTCAGATTAACTACGGAATAAAGACAGGCTTTAATGATGCCTTTATCATATCAACAGAGAAACGCAATGAAATTTTGGCAAATTGCAAGGACGATGATGAGCGTAAAAGAACGGCTGAACTTATTCGACCTATTTTGCGCGGCAGGGATATAAAGAGATACGGATATGTGGACAATGGACTGTATCTTATCAACACTCACAATGGCGTTCGTGGACGTATTCCTCGAATCAATATTGAAGATTTCCCTGCTGTAAAAGCTCATTTAGACCAATATTGGGATAAGATTGAGAAAAGAGCAGACCAAGGAGATACTCCATATAATCTGCGAAACTGCGCTTATTTGGAGGATTTCTTTAAGCCAAAAATTATTTATCCGAACATGACTAAATACATGCCATTTGTATTTGATGATAAAATGTATCTTACAAATCAGAAATGCTTCATTATTACAGGAAAGTACGTGGCATATCTTACAGCATTTTTCAATTCTTCACTATTCAAGTATTGTTTTAGAGATTCATTTCCAGAGTTGCAAGGAGGAACACGAGAGTTGAGCAAAATCTTCTTTGACAAAATATCCGTTTGTAAAGTTTCTGATGTTCAAAATCAACAATTCCAAGATGCTGTAGAGGATATACAAAAAGAATACAACAAACAAAAAGCACAGAGAATAGACTCCATGCTATTTGACCTATACACTCTTACGGCAGAAGAAAGAAAGGTTATCGGCTTTGTTGAGATTGTTTGACATATTGCATAACGTATTCACGTTCTTTAGGAGATAAGCCGTACATTGTGAAAACAATGTCGTTTATCTCCTTTTCAGTAGCATTTGATGGATTGGATATTTGTATGCCAAGAAGGGATGACAGTTGTCTATCGTACTGAGCTTTATATGGAATGCGGGCTGGCTCTATAGCTTGAACACTAACCAACAAATCACCAGTACCTGTTTTGGGTGAATCTTTTAACAAATAGTGACCCATTAAAGAATTGAATACACAGCACAAATACTCTATATGTTCACCTGATGCAAAACACGTACTATCCAGTCCAAGACATCCCTTATTGTCAAAAGAGAAGCGTAAGATGGAGCCGATTCTTTTCCATATTATTTTTGGACGTGAAAAATCCTCCATAATCATTCAATTGGAGGATTTCTTTAAGCCAAAAATTACTTGGGGAAACCTTAATTTGGAAGGAACTTATTCTTATGCGCCAGAAGGTATGTTTATAAATGCCCCAAGTCCATTTATTGCTACTACGAATACAGCAATTCTTCACATTCTTAATTCCTCCATAGCAGACTATTATATCCGTTCGCTTGGCGTAACACGCAATGGCGGTTACTTCGAATATAAACCTATGTTTGTTGAAAAACTACCTATTCCTCAAATAGGATTAGATATACTAATGTCATATCCAACTAAGCCTTCACAAAAGCAAGAACAAGAAATAGCTGCTATCATTTATCAACTCTATGGACTATCAATACAAGAGATTGATTATTTGGGAAATAGAGAGCTTTAACGACTCTCTATTTCACGAATTTCTTCATACGTAAGCCCATATAGTTTGTATAATTGTTCGTCCACATTCTTTTTGTCTAAAATAAGAGATTTTTGAGGTTTGATAACAGGTAACTTTACAAGTGCATGTTTGTTATACTGATATCCATGTTCTCCCAACTCTACGCTTGCAAAGATTCTTTTGTAGGCAAACTCATATAAACGGCTCGATAAGATATGTTGTAGATACTCTGCATTATCAGCTATCAGCATGAAACAAGTTTTGTCGATATAAAGCCCTTTGTCGTCATATGCAAAGTATGCCCCTTGGGTAGTTTCCGGGTAGACTATCTTTGGACGTGAAAAATCCTCCCAATAGCTGATACTATCCTGTGTTTCAAACCACTTGTTATTAGTCTTTTTTCTGGCTTTCACCTTCTCACCATTGACTATATGTGTTTTGCCTGTTTGTTCCAGTCTCTCAATGCCAAACGATAGAAGGTATTGCTTGATGGATGGGTATTTTTCAATGTCGTAGTGCCGAGATGGAAAGGTTGCGATTAACCACAAATTTGCCCACTCATATCCATACCTCTTGATATCGCGGCCTCTAAGAATCGGTCGAATAAGTTCAGCCGTTCTCTGGCGTTCATCTTCCGTTTGGCAGTTAGCCAGTATCTCATCACGTTTCGCGGTATCTATTATGAATGCTTCGTTACATCCTGTAAGTACACCACGATAGATGTTGATATCCCAATCTTTCAGTGGTGTACCAACGGACTCTATTTTTTTCTTGATACTTTGCTCAATAGGGGAAAGAATGACCCAACTATCGGATGTGGAGAAATCACAAACGGAGTTCTGTTGCTGCACAAAATCGCTCAAATTCTTAACGCTATCTTTGTTCTGTTTATTGGTGATGGCACAGACGGTTTTGTGCTGGTTGTTCGACTTGGAGAAAAGGAGGATGTTGGTATCAACCGTGGCACTCTCGAAAATCTTAACACCAGCAAAGTCTATCAGCAGCATGGGATTTGTCTTATTTGCAAAGAAGTCTCTCGTTTTTTCGCCATATCCTGCTCTCATCCACTTGTTTGATGTGATATAACACAGATGACCATCCTTTTTCAACAACTGCCATCCACGTTCATAGAACAAACAATAGATGTCGCCTGTACGGGCAAAAGTGGAATAACCGCTGCCTTCATACAACTTTGCCAATTCGCCGCCATTGTTTTGAAGCTGTATGTATGGTGGATTGCCAATGACAACATCGAATCCATCTGCCACACCGAACATCCATTCTGGATCAAAGAACGGGCTGACAGCATTTTGGTCGTAAGGATTCCATGCAGCCAGCTGCTTGGCATCCTCTGGAGCAAAGTTGTCATCATCAGAAAGAAGCGCTGCCAATTTCTCGCGAAGAGCCTGGTCTTTCTCTCTCAATCGATGTTTGATTGAGGCTGACTTAGCGGAGAAGTGTTTGTGACGTATATCATGCAGCGCCTTCTTGGTTGGCTCTATCTCCGTGTTTTCAAAGAGATTACCTTGGAGTGCTCTTTTTTTCTTCGCTATTAGTGAGTTGGCTGATACAAACTTTGTTTCAAGGTTAGGGAGAGTAGGAATTCCAAAGTTTGGTTTTGAGGCATCCTTCTCACAATCACATATTAGTGATATGAAGAAACGCAGTTTTGTGATTTGTGCAGCAATGCTCTGAATGTCGCTACCGTATATACAATTTTCAATGATAGAGAGTTTGAGGTCATAGATACGCTCATCAGGTGATATACGTTCGAGAATGTCTATCATCCTATTCAGTAATCCCATTGGGAATGCGCCAGAGCCACAGGCAGGGTCAAGCACTTTTATGTTTTTCAGTTTGTCTGCAATAGAGCGATACTCATCTTCTCTCGCCTTGTCATAAGAAAAATCTTCATAGAAAAGAGACCGAACAAAAGCGTTGTCCCCCAGATAGGCAATAAGGCTTTCATCCACCATGTAGTTCACAATTTCACGAGGTGTATAGAAAGAGCCACTTTGGTTACGGGCTGTTTCCTTTGTCTCTGGATTATATGCACCCAGCAGGTTCTCGAACACCTTTCCAAGCAGTTCTGGGTCAAGGGCTACCTGTTGCTCTTCGGGGGAGTTCTCCTCAATGGTGAAATTATACCGGTTAAGAATAGAAATCAGTCCTTTTTCCGGTTCAAAAAACAAGTTGTTTGGAACGACAGCGCGATGTTTGAAGCGTCCATCAGCAAATCGTCCGGCGTTTCTACTGAAACCGTCAAAGTTATAGCATTGTTCCACACCATCAATGTAACGTGTTTTGTCCAAGCACTCAAACAGTCCACCATTCAAGAATGGGACTTCTGCAAACAGATTGATGACCTCCTGCTCGCTGATTGTAAACAGTTCTGCATAACGATACAGGGTCTTGATATCACGTTTACTTGAAGTAGCAAACTTTCGGGTATTACCATCTTCATCTTTGATAGCACGGTTTAGAGTTCCGAAGAAAAGGTTTTGTAGAATTGCATTATAATAGCTACCATCCTTTGTGCTATATGGGTCAAAGTCTTTCAGGATGGTGGAAAGAAAGTCAATGTCAAAGATACGATTAGGAACCAAATCCTTTTGCTTGATGAACCAAACGAACATGATACGTGTTATCATGCGGATAATCTTCTTCTCGATGTCATCACGATCATCATCCTCTATAGCTGTGCTATTGGGGAAGGTGACATTCGACGAGTCATCAACAGCCCACTGATACCACTCAAACAAATCTTTGTAGAATTGTTTGGTGAGAGCTTCTACAGAGAAAGCCGCGGTAATGTCGCTCAGTGACAGTTTGCTGTTTTTCAGAATGCCAAATTGCTCTATGGCTGTGCGACATCCACGCCCTTCACCAAGAAGATAGGTATATCTCTTTGTATCAGTTGATATTTTCTCATATTCTCCCTGCTTGTTAAAGCCCCATGTCTCACTAACGTAAGAGAAACGCAGGATGCTTTCGTTCTTGCGATAGCAGAACATAAAAGCCCCGGCATAGCCCATATTGCGCCAGTCGGAGGTGAGCATATCGCGTATGCCCCTTCTGTTTCGTTCTATATCCACCTTGTCTGTGAGTTCCACCTCATAGATGGCAATAGACTCACCATCAGACAAAGAGATACGTCCCAGATTATACGCCTCTTTCGCCAAACGACTGCTGACATGTACAGAAGATGGACGGTTATAGAACGTTACTTTACTCAGAAAAATATCGTGAAGGAGCTGTTGCCAGGCTTCGCGGTTATATCTTGATTCAATGACTTCTTTGTAATTCATCTGGTTATCTTGTTGGTGAAAGATTTGAACATCTATAATACAATAATTGCTTCTTCATTCATCATGCTCTCAACATTCTGCTTATTGGAAGCTTTCTGATAATATAATTTCGGCATCAGATTCTTGCTCATTCAATAGAGATTCTTCTGCCATGTAGTAAGGTGCATATTTTTTTGCCATTTCAATGATTTCAGCAAATGCTTCGTCGTGTGTCATGCGTGCTTTCCCACTGGCACGCTTGAGATCTTTCTGAATGCGTTGCAATCGCTTGGCTATATACGTAATGACACCTCGCTCTGCCAAGGTCTTCAACTGAGCAACTTTAAGATAGAGGTCGTTGTCATCTATTTCACGCATGAAATTCGACAGAAGGTTAATGGCTGTACTAACCTGTGCTCCCATATTGCTGGAGTCATCACCTTTAGCCTCCTGTGCCTGTATTTCCTCGTCTTGTATCGTTCTGAACTTCTTTAAAGCCTTCTCCACATGCTTGTGGTGTTCATCAATTCGTAGAACAGGAAGCTCTTCTTTTGCAGCCTTGAAATAGTTCAGAGCGTCAAGAACAGATATTTCCTCGGCATTTTCCGATACGAGGAAGAACACCTTGCGGAAATTGGTCTTTAAGAAAACCAATGTGTCGCCAGACAAGGTAACACCTTCAACAGTTCTTGCCTCACGTCCTGTGCGGCTTCGAAGTGACAGTTTCGCAATACGATTATATTCTCTACGGTTGGTCTGGTATAGGGTGCGCAACTCCTCATAGAAAGGAATCTCTTTGTTAAAGTCCTTCTTTTGTTCCTTCATGCCCTCATCAAAGAGTTTGCTGAGATTGCGATCCAAAATTTCTTCCTGTGAATAGATTTGGTTGTCCTCACCAAACGTACTATGGAAAGTCTGTATCTTGCTTACAGCAATTTGATTCAGATTGATTTCCCTGTTCCCTTCTCTTGAAGGATAGAAAACATAGTTGTAAATGTGCTTTGAAGAAGAGCCAATACGATTGACACGACCAATACGCTGCATCAATCGGGTTGAGTTCCAGGGCGTATCATAGTTCACGATGACATTTGAGCGATGAAGGTTTACACCCTCTGCCAACACATCGGTTGTCAATATAATGTTGTACTCGTTGAGCTTATTCTTGTAGTTTGCATCAAAGTTCTCACGAATAATTTTGAACTGCTGGCTTCTGTTCTTAGCAGAGATAACAAGAACATCCCGTCGGTTAATACGACGTTGCAGATATTCAACGGTATCAACTGATTCAGAGAACACAACCAGTTTCTGTTCTGGATTGCGGTCTTTCTTGAACAACTCATGCTTCAACAATTCATTGAATTTAGCGAACTTGGAGTCGTCTTCATCAGAGATATCTTTCCAGTCGGATGCCATCTGTTCCAGAATTTCCTGATCCTTGCGGAGCATGTCAATAAATTCCGGACGGAAATCATCTGATTTGAAGATGGCGTTCTTGGGGTTATCCTCAGCCTTGGCATTCAATTTTTCTTCAATCTCTTCATCAGTAAAACCTGATTCGAGAAGCTGGTTGATATCGAGGTCTGGCGCAATGAAGACCTTGTCGTTCTCAAACATGTCAATCATATTCTGATTGGCCTGCTTGAAATTGGCAATGGAAACTTGAAATGCATAGAAACTACTCTCCAAGCGTTTTACCAATCCGTTTTTGCGGATTCCTGCCAAACTGCGACTTATAAGTTCCGCATTATCGTATAACCCATTGGAAGCTTCTGGCTTCAAGAATGCAATAGCTTGATAACGGGCATAAGTCAGTTTCTTGTCAAGCGTCTGCATCGCTCGTTCAAATAGGTCAGCTAAATGCTCATTCAGTTCATAACGGTTTTCGATGGGGCGTTCAACCTTCGGGAAACCATTCACATCCTTGTTGTAACGAGGCACACTTTCAATGTCAGTTCTGGTGCGACGCACCGTCAAAGGCTTAATTACCCTGTCACGCACACGCTCTGCAAGACGCTTGAAATCACGGATGTCTGCGTCTGGATTGTTGCGTAACTTTTTGAATTCTTTTATGAGGGGAGAGAAGAATGCTGTCAGATTCCCCACACCATCAATAGTACAATGGCGTGGGTCTTGGAACAAGAGTATTTCATTATAGATGTCTGCCGGTGTATTATTCATCGGTGTTGCCGAGATAAGCATCACCTTCTTCTTATAGCCGGGAATATTACCCGATTCGATGCGAGGCATCTTGCATATCTCCTGTAATTGTTCAAAGGCAGAAGTTGTATGGCTACGGAACTTGTGAGCCTCGTCCACTAAGACAAGGTCGTATTCATCTGCATTCCAGTAGTTGTAATTATCCTCATCCAAAACTTTGTTTAAACTTCCGTTTGTCACAAAGTTAGCATACTTGTCTATGCCGAAGTCTTTAAACGTTGCTTTCCAGTTCTGTTCCACAGCAGGAGGATAGACGACAAGAATTTTAGTATGGTCACGACCATTTTCAATCAAGAACTTCTTGGCTATCATTGTTGCAATCACTGTTTTCCCAAGACCTACCACATCTGCAAGGAAGAAACCATCGTAACGTATTAACTTCTGGTAACCTTCGATGACCGCATCCATCTGGTAGTCATATTTGGTGTAACCTTCCGGCATGTCGAATGGATCATCATTATCAGTTTCAAGTACACGGTCAGAGAAATACTCCATGAGCATCTTGATATAAAGATCGTATGGAGCCACATCACCTTTCAGATAAGTACGTTCTATGGATGTCTTGACATCATCTGCTGTTATCTCGCAGCCTTCCGCCTCTTTCCAAAGTAACTCAAACTCATCCTTGGCAAATTTCACGTCATCGTACCTGTCCATCTTCACATTGAACTCATACTGACGTTCTTGTGTTATTCCCAAGCCATTGCCGGACAGGTTGCTTGAGCCAGTAATTGCCATACCCTGTGTATATTGGTTGAATTCGTCAGGGTACAGAACATATATCTTAGCATGAATCTTCTTTGATGGATGGGCGCGAAGTTCAAGTTTACCATCTATAAGGTCTTGTACCATTTGGAACATACCTTCCTCAATTTCTTTTTTGTAATTGGAAGACTCTATATCTTTGCGAATCTTGCGAAGACAATCCTCCTTAACTTCTTCTTCCGCTCCAAAAAAAAGTTTACCTTGCCTTGCTGCTTGTGCAATATACTTATCGACTTCTATTCCGATAAGTACCCTCACTTTTCCAATGTTGTCAAGGAAAGGTCGTAGTGAGAAATATCCAGATGCACGAAGGAAACCTACTACGGCATCCAAATTTCTGATTTGAGGATTGTTTTGCAACACTCCCTCGAATTCTTTCATTAGTGTATTCCCATCTCTATTTGTGAAGATATGGGAATGAGTATTCTGTACTGTACTCATTATACATAAATAATTAATCGCAATCAGTGCACGACTTGCGATCAAATCCTTAATCCAGTTCCTGCTTTAATTCTTCATACAAGTCTACCGGTCCCAAGTGCCAGTATTTGGTGCTCTCAGTAGATAGTTTCTTGTATAACTTTGAACGATAGAGACGGTTGATGGCTTCTGTAATACTGACACCATTGTCTTCCACCATCCATTTTACAAGCCATCCAATCTTTGATGGCAACAGCAGGTACAGGTTGTCTTGTGTTATTGTTGCGCTCATAATTTTATTTCTATTGATTCGATGAACTTTATAGCAGTCAATGACCTTTCCGTATGAAAAAGATATTGATCCACCAGTTTGTATGTTTTCAACTCTTGAATGAGGGTCGGCATACTGATGATGCCTCCTTCATAAAGAGTGAACTGAGTATAAACACTATCGTCAGCCACAGGACCATAAACGATGTCGTAGTCGTGAGTAAATCCCCGCTCGGTACGGTTTCTCATGACAAAGTTTACCCATTCCACTGTGGGCTTCTCAAACAATAGCATCTTCATGTTTTCCAATGCTTTGTCGTCCAGTTCATACACATTCACATACCCCACAGCCATGCCCTTGTCTTTCATCCTTCGTTCAACAAGTCTCTTGGCTTGTTCATATGATGTCGTTGTGTAGAATCCCGAACCATAGTCAAGCGAACGGTTTGGCTGTCGTATCTCAGGGCTCTTTACAACCTCGAAACTTCCGTGATATATCTTACTCATTTCTTCCTGTTGTTAATCATTTCATCTATTTCTTCTATCAACCAATTGTGTCCTTGGGTATGGAGCACATCATAGAATTCACAGAAATGTTCCGTTATGCCATATTGCGTAAACAGATTCACAACGTTTTCTGTGGTCATATTTTTGGCTTTGGCATATTGTTCTATGCAGAACGATACAAACTGAGCCCTTTCTTCAACTTCGCTTTTCATTGTGCATATCCTTTCTGTGGCTTTGCCAAACAATTTTCGTTGCCGTTAGGCTTTGGTGGTCTTTGTCATTGATGCGATGAAGTTTCATAGCAGCGCATTGATGCTTCAAAATTACTACTTTTTTGTGAAATACTTTACTTTTGTCTATAAGTTTTAAGACATGTTAAGCAATGATGTTTTATATGAAACCAACCCTTGTCATTGTGCGCGATAACATTTGCAAATGAACCAAAAACACAATTGTATCTTTGATAATACGGAATGCTCATCTGTTATGATTATTCGATTTCGTATTCTTACTGTATCAAAACGATATATGCTTATATTTTGTGCTGAAAATCGCAAAAACCACGAATACGGGTACAAAAAACCATAAAATATTTGTTTTTCCTTGCGTGGCAATAGAAAAACCTGTATATTTGCATATATTTTGTAACCGAACTCGAAAATATTACGAATATGGCAACAAAAATACAGCAAATATTAGAAGCCAACCCCAATATGACAGTATCATTTGGCAATTGGCTTTCCCAGCAAGGATTGGATGAGAAAAGCCAGTATTCCTATGCCAAGAGCGGATGGCTTCATCGTCTGTCCAAAGGGGTGTATAAGATACGCGGAACAACCCCGACACTGTTTCAGACCCTCGCTGCCTACAACAGCCAGTTGGGCAAGCAATGTGTCATAGGAGCATATACCGCCCTTGAATTGAGAGGCTATAGCCATTACCTCCCCATGGGCAAGCCCAAGGGCTACCTCTATACGAATAGTTGCAACAGGCTTCCCCTGTGGATGCTCAATGCAGAGTGGGACATGACCATAAAGGCTGTGGTTACCTCTTTCTTGGGTGATGACATGAAAGGGGTAGAACCGATGGCTGTAGGCACCGACACCTTGTTAGTGTCCACCCCTGAGCGTGCTATCCTTGAATGTCTGAACCTCTCCGATGCCTCTTCCAATCTGCTTGACATCTATTATATCATGGAAAGCCTTACTACCCTTCGCCCGAAGCTGTTGCAGACCCTTCTGGAACGCTGCACCTCACAGAAGGTGAAGCGGCTGTTCCTGTATATGGCAGAGAAAGCCGTCCATCCGTGGTACAAGGCATTGCAGACAGACAAAATAGATTTGGGTGATTATCGTATGATGATAGTACCCAAAGGAAAGTACATAAAAAAATACAACATGACCATACCCACAGAACTTGCAGCATATGAATAACAACATCAACACCCAAGTATATTCCCAGAAGGTAGAGCTTCTGCTCCGCCTTATCCCTATAGTAGTGGAAGAAGGCGTCTTTGCCATTCACGGAGGCACCGCCATCAACCTGTTTCTGAAGGACCTTCCAAGATATTCCGTTGATATCGACCTCACCTATATCCCTCTGTCAGACAGGCAGCAAAGCATCGAAGATATCAACCGGCATCTCCAGTCCATCAGTGACAAGGCGAAGAAAGCCTTCAAGGGGATGCATATCGTGCCCAACTTCAGCACATGCAAGTTGCTGTGCGAATACCGAGGTAAGCAAGTCAAGGTAGAGGTGAACCAGACGAAGCGCGGCATCATCGGTGGTGATGTCCTGTCCGTGCCGCTCAGTGACAAGGCGCAGGACGAGTTCGGACTCTATTGCGAAGCCCGTATCGTCCCCATCACCCAGCTGTATGGCGGAAAGATAGCTGCCGCCCTGTCTCGCCAGCATCCCCGTGACCTCTTTGATGTCAGGTACATGGACGTACCCTTGTCAGAGTGCCGTGAGGGATTGATATTTTGTCTTCTTGGCAGTGACCGTCCCATACACGAGAGTTTTTCTCCCCGCTTGGTAGATCAGCGTGAGGCTATGGTCAATCAGTTTGAAGGAATGACCGATATTCCCTTTACCTACGAGGAATTTGAGGAAACAAGAAAAGCCCTTATTGAAGATGTCAATCGTCTGATGACAGATACCGACAAGCGTTTCCTGCTCAGCTTTGAGTCCGGCAATCCCGAGTGGAGCGGTTATGAGTTCGAGTATTTCAAGGACTATCCTTCCGTAAAATGGAAACTCCTCAACCTGAAGAAGCTTGCGAAGCAGAATCCCCAGAAACTTGAAGAAGAAGTCAGAAAGCTTCAAGAACTTTTCAATCTTTAAATCACATATAGCCTTGCAATAACATGAATGTTGCAAGGCTATACTATTCCATTCACATCCACAGAAACGTTTGACACCTCTCCTTGTGGGAACTTCTCACACCCTATATACAGCGTATCGAAGGCATCCGTGCCGTCCGTGCGGTGTTCAAGGAGGTCTTCCTCTGACTCTGCCAGCTTCTCGCCACCCTTATCCTTGTGGAAGCCGTTGCGTCCACGGGTGACCCCAGCCGCCTGTATGGCAAGGATAAGGTCATCATTGTTTTGTCGGTTGAAGAACGGCATGAGCCGTTGCTTCCCGGCAAACCCTTGATTGATGAGAAGATATTTCTCATCGTGGCGCATCGGATTGCCGAGATAGATATCTATCACAGTCCATCCGTGACGTTCAAACTCATGGATGATGACCCACCGGAAATCCTGCTCGTTCACGGCGTAGTTTGAGCCCAGTGCGGTGGTATCATAATAGAAGACCACCGTCTTGTTCTGGTGGAAGGCATAGTACTGGCAGAAGTCGTCAATGAGAGCGGGCAGTTTCCGCTCGAACTTGACATAGAACGATTTCAGGATGTTCAGTCTTCTGCCCGACGGCTGTCCTGCCACTATCCAGTTGATGTTAGCGTTATAGTCCATCCCTATGCAGATAGGAGCGAGCGGGTTCACGTCCTTGTCCGCCCTTGCGTCGAGGGTGGACACATCGTCTTCGAGGTCGTAGAACTTTTCCGCTATAGAGTCCAGATAATCAAGGTCAGAGGCATCATACTTATGCTTTTCACGCATCGAGGAGTAGAATCCGTCCTTAGCGATGCCTATCCGTTGGCACAGGATAGAAGTCTGGAAGGTCAGCGGCGTGAGGTCGCGTTTCATCTGCCGGATGTAGTTCTCTCCGAGCAGTTGCAGATTTTCGATAGATGAGTATTCCTTGTAATACGTGGCGATAGAACGTAGCTGGTTCAGCTGCCGGTCTTTATGCCGGAGCTGGTAAATCAAGGACATAGGAGGCTTCCCCTCCTGTTCCTTTATTCGTCTGATACGTTCTTTTAGACGCCATATATCGAAAATCAGCCCCTCTATAGCCGCAATGACCTCCTTATCCATCTTCTCCTTGTAATGGAGAAACCACGACCCCTTCTGTGTCTGCGGCATATCCGACAGGATCATGATGGAGTGGTTGAAGGAGTGCTTTCCGAAGTACGACTTGATGCCACCGTTGGCAGGCAGTGTCTCGTCCTTCAGGCGGTTGTAGTCAATGAATTTCGCCTCGTCGATGAGCAGCCATGAGAGGGTGAGCGAGTTCGACGAGCCCGGGCGGTCTTGTGAGATGATGACAGCGCACGAGCCGTTATAGAACGAAATGATATGCTCAAATTCCACTGTCTCTATGATTGGTTTCGCAAACGACTTTGGCGGTTTGCGACCAATCACGTAATGCACGCCCCGAATGAACCCCCATCTCTTCCAAGCCGCGAAGAGCCCTGGCAGCGTGTTTGTCAGCCCATGCTTGAATGTAGGCACCACGATGCCCCCTGTGGAGCCTGGCATCCTTTGCATGTTACGCAGTACGAAAGGCGCGGCTATCGAGTCCGTCTTGCCGGTACGCCGCCCCGCCACGATTACCGAGATGTTAGCCCCGATGAGCTGTGTCAGCAGTTGGGGTTTGTTGAAGTACACCTCATGCCCTTTGGTCATGTTCTGTTTGTTGTTGTCAATGATGTTCATGGTGGACAGAATGATTATAAAGACGTATGGAAAAATTACAGTTTGTTGTTCACTCCGGCGAAGAACACTACGTTTTTCCCCAGCGATGTCAGCAGATTGCGCATCGAGAGGAGCGTCGAGCCCGTGGTGACGAAGTCGTCCACCACGATGATGTTCCGTTCGTTTGGGATGTTGTTCGGGTCGAACACCGCCCCGACACGCTGCTTCGAACGACAGTGAGCGCAGTCGTAGTAGAACGGGACATGCAGCATGTCAGCCAGAGCCGCACTGAAGCGAGAAGCGAAGTTGCGCTCCGTATGCCGCCGCATCGGCGTGGTGACCAGAGCCCAGTCCCCTTTGTCCAGGTGATTGCCCAGTGCATTGTTGATGACAGGAGCGAGTGACGAGGCGAAGAACGGCACCATGTCGTCATCCGTTTTGATGTCCGTCAGTGTCCGTCCGAACACCGTTTTCTGCCAGATTGTGGTGAAAAACACTGAAGCCCTGCACTTCATCTGCAGGTGGAAGGAGAAGTCGCACCGCGCTTCGACCGACTTATCCCATGACTTCCTCTTGTCCAAAGCGAAGATGTCCTTCTTCCCGTTGGAAGAGCTGTCGAGCGACAAGTCCGGCATTTGAGCCACCGCCACCTCGTCCGTTAGAGCCGTTAGCGACTTTGGAGTGTTGATTTCCGATAGAATGTCCTGTATCATAAAAGTAAAAAGCCCAAAGGCACTGTTGCACCCTCAGGCTCTAAAGATAGATTACTGTATTATGAGAGAAAAGTCACGCTGCTTCGCCACATTGTATCTCCCCGTCCTCCGTGTCGAGTGTCCCCACATAGAAAGGCGAAGGAATTTCGTCCGTTGCTTCCACGTTGATTGTCGTCGATGTGGTGCCTGTAGCCCCTTGTCCGTTGTCCTGTGCCACCGTTGTCTTCGTCAGCCATCTTTCCGAGCCCACCACGCGGAAGTTGCCCTTCATGTCCTCCACCACGAACACGTTGTCCGAGTTGTTGAGGTATGCCGCTGCCGCCGATGCCTCAGGACCGACAGACGGATGCACTGCCACCAGCTTGTTCAGTTGCGTCTGTGATGGTGTCTCTCCCTGCGCCTCCGAAGTCAGCTGCGACTTGTCAGCCAGTATGACGATATACTGCCATTTAGCATCCGCCACGAGCGTGAACGAGCCTGTGAGTGTAGAAGAGGTGACCCTTCCCGACTCGTCGCGCACGAACTCTGGCCATTTGGCGATGAGGTTTTTGGAGATGTAGTAAATGCGACGTTTGATGCCCGGCAGTTCAGGCGTGCCCATACACCAGTCGAGTGATTTCTGTATATTCTTGCAAGTCATAGTAAAAAGCCTTTATGAGGAGGTGACAGTGAGCTGCCACCTCCGTATTGTGAAAAGAATTAAGCCAGCTCCACCACTTTGAGACGGCGTTTGTCGATAGACTCGAACTGAACACCGAAGAACATGGTGGCGATATACGAGAGGATGAAAGGTTCAAACTCCTTGACGTTCACCGACTCCATGTCACCCATCTGGTCATATCCCACGAGCATGTTCTGTCGTGGAGAGATATGGATGAAGTTAGAGTCAATCTTGTTGAACATCGGCACGATATGCAGACGACCGTTCGAGCCCTCCACACAGTCCTGTGCATACTGCGTGTTATACGACACGCCCCCATGCGTGAGGAGGTAGCTCTCGTTGTACTTGTCCGCGAAGTCCTGAGAGCAGAACATGTACAAGTCGTTTGCGCGGAGACGAGGGTCGAGCGAGAAAAGGATTTCCTTTGCTATGATGACCGCGTTGTCAGCAGTGACCTCACGAGTCAGCTTCATGTAGTTGCCATGTTCAGCAGCGATGTTTCCTGCCTCAATCTCCTTCTGTGTGATTGTGTCGAAGCCATCGAACAATTCCATGGAAGTGTCACCGTTGGCGTTGCGCTTCGCTTTCCATATCGCCTCGTTGAGGTGTTCCGAAAGCCCCTGAGCGATGAGAGCCAGCACATGGAGGGCGGTAGGAGCTTTCATCTGTCCGTCGCCCTTAGTGTCGCCAATCTGACCGAGCAGCGTAGAGACAGCGGAGTTCGGTTCAAATTTGGCGACTACAGAACCCATGAATGTCTCCAGGGTACGGTAGTCCACGTTGAGATTGAAGTCCGTAGAGCGCGAAGGCTTGTACGGACCGAACTGAGCGTCACCTGATAGTGCGCCCACGTTTTCCTTATAACGTATTCCCGGCCGGCTTGTCATCCACTGGAGCGTGTCTTGGATGCCGATGATGGGAAGCATGAGGAGGTCCTTGCGGTAGATGGTAGCCGCCTCTTGGAACTCCTGAAGAGAAAAGGTAAGTTTTCCAGCCATATATAGATAGTGTTTGTGTTGTTGAGTTATTTGCGTGCCACAAGGTTATAGAGGTTCTTCGCCCTGCTGTGCGTGTCGAAGAAGTCCTCGATGTCCGACTTGTTTTTCTCCGTCGATTTCTTGTCCTCCACCACGTGCGAAGTATCCTCGCCCGGCATCTTTTTCAGTTTTTCCACCTGAGCTTTGAGGTTAGCTATTTCTTCGTCCTTCGCTTTGATGAGCGCGTCCTTGTCGTCAGTCAGATGCATTTCAGGCTTTTTCGTGTCCTGCTTCTGAACGTTGTTCTCCTGTTCCTGCTGAGAAACATTTGCTGTTGCAGTGTTTGTGTTGTCCATTTTGCTGTTTGATTTGAAGAAGTTAGAAAGAAGATCCATGAATCTCTGTACGGCAGAAGGCTGCTGATGGATGAGATGCGACGGCACAGGAATGTCGTGAGCGCACATCACCGATGCCAGCATGTCGTCAATGACTGGTGCTGCATCGTCTTCGAAGTCCGTTATCTCGTCCACGAAGCCCCATTCAAGAGCCTCCTTTGCCGTGAGCCATTCCCCTTTTTTCATCAGGGCGAGCAAGTCCTCCGGCTTCCGCTTGCATTTCGCTGCGTACATCTGAGCAGCGTTGAGGTCCATCTTGTCGAGGTCGGCTTTCATCTTCTTTGCCTCCTTGATGATGTCCTGCAGCTTGTCCGAGTTTGCCGATGCCCAGTGAAAGAACTCCATGGAGCATTTATGCACGAGGTACATGGCAGATGAGTCGATGGAGATATGTTTAGCCCCGAGAGAAGCCAGTGTGGCCGCCGAAGCGTTCATCCCCACGAAATGCACGTTCACGTTGCCGTGATTGCGGAAGGCAGCCACTATGGAGAGAGCAGTAGCGAGCGAGCCGCCGAGCGAGTCGATGAGCACGTTCACCTCACTGTCCGCGTTCTTCGCCAGCACGTAGTCCACATAGTCCGCATCAAAGTCCCAGTCACCGACGTAGCCTTTAAGATGTAAGTTGTAGGATTGTTTAGCCATATCGTAATAAATTAACACAGACAAAGTTAGCGGATATAATAATGTGTGGAAAAGACGTGAATCAGACGTGGCAGGGTATGAGAGCCTTTCTTCTGGTAAATGAGACCTTCACTTTGCTGATGTTCCTCTCGTTGTCATTCGACTTGTTAATTTCGATGACAGGGAAGGGAGCCTCACGGCACCCGATGAGGAAAGTGCGTCTGTTGGCATCATGTACGACAAATGCAAGAGGAGAAGAAGTGTCAATGCTGTCCGTTGTCTCAAACTGCAAAGTCACCTTCTCCAAGTAACTGGCATTGTCATATTCCGATTCCGCCTCACAGGAGGCAACGCCGTAGAGTGTGACAGGAGAGGGCTTTGCCATGATGCCCACAGGTATGCCCGACAGAGCTTTCTCCATAGCGAATAGCGGAACGGAGAGGCATGGCAGAGTTGCTATTGATGTGATGCCTGGAAGAGACTGTTTCATTGTTGATTATTGATAAATTATTGATATTTCATTGATAAACCATTGACTTCCGTTAATAAACTATTGACTTTCATTAATAAATTATTGACTTTCGTTAATAGGTTGTTTATATGGCAAGACGATAGGTGAAATCAGGTAAATGGTGGACATCATGATAAAGAAGGTGTGCGTTTTTTGTGCTTTGAAGACTTGCGGTTAGACAATCTTCCGTTCTCGCAGTACACCGCCCTTTTCCGTTGGAGTATCTTCGCAATGGTGTTCCAGTTGCGGTCATCCGGCTCGATCCCGTTCTCTATCATCCATTCTTCAATCGTCTTATCCGTTCTTTTGGTGATATTTCCGACAGTCTGAATATCCCTCCACAGAGCCACAAGAAAGCGGTTGCGTATGCACTCGTGCAACGCCCGTTGTCCTTTTGGCGGCAAGTAGTTATAAGAACGGATATCCTTATGTTTGAAGAACGGCAGCACAATCTCCACCTGCCCCGGCAACGGTTTTACCTGCGGTAAGTAATCCTTGCCTTTCGGTTGCAGCTGGAGATGCTGCATGAGGATGTCACACTCCGCTGAACCCCGTTTCAGCGTGATAGGGTACGAGCCGCCACATTGATGAGCGAGCCATTGAGCGAGATACGTTTCAAGAGAAAGAAAGATGGTGTACGTCATAGCTGCAAAATTACAAAACAAATCAATGTAATGCGTTGATATTATGTGCTTTGCAGATAGTATTTAGGTTTTATTATATAGAAAAACAAAGAGCTTCCATTGCCCTTTGTATTTCCAACCATGTTTATTTTTGGCGAAATACGGAATTGGCAGCGATATGACACCTTACGGCTAAAGAGGGGTGTTTTCGTAGTATTTTCGCACTACAAACACTACAACGCTGATAGTCAGTGCATTGGAGAATGTCAGCCATTCCGCTACAAAGGAGAGGTTCCTTATATTGTAGTATTTTCTATTATTGAAAAATAAAATGTAGTGTCATGTAGCGCGCTGTAGTGCCTTGTAGTAAAGCGCAAAATGTTGTGTCACAACATTGTAGCGCATGTAGCGTTTGTAGTGTCCGAATTAAAGGGAACGGATGATGAAAGCGTGCTTTCGCCCGATTTTTTATACTTCTCCTTTTGCAAAGGCAAAAAAGCCACCCATTCATAGCGAATGGATGGCAAGAGAGGGATATATTAAACCCTGTTTTGCGAAAAAAGTTATCTTAATCTTGCTAACTGTTCATTGCAAGTTCTCAGAACTTCTTCTTGGCTTCTAATCATTTGTTTGGTTGCAGCGTTGTTAGGCTCTCGTACCAAACGCTCCCTATAACTTATCAACATTTGCTCCGCATTACGCTTACGTGCCTCCCATTCGGCAATTTTTGAAGCGTTATTGGAAGAACTACCCGATTGTTTCATAGAATTGTTCAAGTCTGATGCACCATTATAGATGTAGGAGTTCGACGAGGATGACGGTGTAGGAGAAGCCTTAGGCAACAGTGCTTTAGAAATAACTCCCATGAACAAAGCGATAATTCTTCTTTGTTGCTGTATTTTTTCTTCTTGGGCTCTAATGGCTCTTTCCTGAGCTTCCTGCTGTGCTTTTTGCAATTTGATACTTTGACGCTTTTCGAAATTGGCAAGGGCTTCGGCATACTCTACTTGCAAATTTTCAATTGTTTCAATGTGACCAGCAATCTGGCTGTCGTAGCATTTTGCAAGGAAACGAGACTCTGTATTAGGTGATTTACGGTACTCAACAAATAAATCGTATGCAGCTTTCAGACATTGTTTAGCCAAATCAAGATCAATTGCTGCCTCTTCTGTAAAATCACAATCTTTATTCAGTAAAGAAATGACGGCTCTGCATGTTCCGATAGGAGCAATACCTTTGAAAAATAGAGATGAAGCCGAAAAGAATTTAGCCCAAGGAGCGTTGATACCCTCATGTGAATAGAAGTCAATCACTTTATCGTAATCGTTGCAATTATAATACTTCTCACCATCGTCTCTATAAGAAGTTGAGTAGTCTTTATTTTCGACGTATTCTTCATAAGAGTCTGTGGCTTTGTGAGCAACATTCCAGCATAATTGGTTACTATTCTTTACTACTTTAATCCTGTTGAACGAGCAAGGCGTAGGATTAAGAGAATTGTCTATCATTAAAGCGCCTTTCAATCTAACACCATCCACAATCTTAGTGTAGATGCATTGATGGTATTGAAGTTCGTATTCTTCTCTAAGTTGGGTGTCGGACAGAAATTTTTCATGAACCCATGCACCGAGTTCAATAACGTCATATTCATAAGGTAGAATCTGCTTGCCGTCAGATGTAAACAGGCCGATTCCGTTTGCACCTGTTATGCTAAAAGACTTGTACGGCGGATTAACCTTTCCATCTTTTGAAGCAATGATAAATCCAGGGATTTTTACATAGCTTTTAATATCACGGAGAACAATAGAACCGTTTTTGTCAATTATGTTGGTTTTATCATTCTCTTTACAATAAAAAACAGGTTCGGTTTCATGTGTGAAATCATATCTGTGATAAGAACCTTGTGAAATATCATTTTGAATAGCTTTGTTTGGCTTTTCCCCAGCGATATATTCTATTGTTGTGTATTCAATTGGTATAATAATCTTCCCCGCTTGGTTGGCGATACCATATTTCACAAAAACAGAACCATAGATTTTTTGGCTATGCTGAAGTAGAAAGTACCAAAAGCCATCAGATTCAATTCTGATGGTAACATTTAGGTCTTTGTTGGCAGATTCAAGCCGCTTGATAGTAGCTTTGTTGGTTTTCTCAAGATCCTTGGCAGTCTGACCGAAAAAAGGGATAAACCAAAAAGAAATAACTAATGTAATTAAAATCCTTAACATAAAATTGTTGTTTTTAGTGTTTTTGGTAAAATGAACGAAGACATTACTTGTGAGTGCAAAGATATAACAAATTTTCGTAAAATCATTACTTTACAGGTAAATAAATGAGTACAACTTAGACATGTTTTCGTAAACATAAGCTATACAAAAAGGGCTGACTCCCTTCTTAGAAGTCACCCCGTTTTTTTCTGCCCTTAATTATTTAAAAAGGCAGATCCTGTTCTTCTGGCTTAGATGGGGGAGGAGAGGTGTTGCTGTCATGCTCTGCGCTGCCCTTTTCCAACAGTTGCAGTCCGTATGTCTTGACCAGCGCATCGTAGTCAAAGACCATTGCCCTCAGCACCCTGTCCTCAGGGAAATATTTCCCGTCCACCTCCTTCATCTGCTGCACGCCATTGATGATAAGCCGGAAGCGCACCGAAGCCTTAGTGCCGAGAAACTGCGGGCAGTGTTCGAGGTAGTGCAATAGCGAGTCAATAGGCAGCGACTTGTCACCCACCTGATTGGCACTCTGTTTGAAGAAGTGGAACACACGACGTTTGTTCAGGTAGAGGACACGGACAGGATTCTTGAAAATCCGTTCCTTGACCTCTTCCGTCTTCAGCTCCGTGACAAGCGCAATCTTATAGTCCGACTCCTTGAAAATCTTTCCGCTGTCGATAAGGAACTCAAAATCCCTCCAGAACTGCGCCAACTCATCCTGTGAGCCGCACAGCGCACACTGATTGACGATGCCCTGAACTGTGATGTCCAGATACTCATCATAAGAAAAAGGGAAGTTGAGGTGCGACTGTAGGCATTTGATTGAAGCTGCGAGCCTCGCCCAGTTATCTACGATGCGAGTTTCGAGCGAGTTGTAATCCGTTTTCTGCCTGATGTCATTGATGACCTCCGAGAAAGCATCCTGGTAATGGATTTCAAAATAACGCCGCTGTTTCAGCATCTCCACCGTGAGGTGCGTCAGTCCCATTTTGTTCTTCTCGAACAACGCTTCAAACCGCTGTCCCTCCTCCTTTGTGAATTTTGAGTTAAGGAACTGGAGGAAGATACAACGTGTGAATAAGGCGATGTCCGCTGTCGGCATCTCCTGTCCTGAGAGGATGATGCCACATTTCACACGAGTCATCACACGCTCGTCGTATGATGCGCCCCCCATCTTCGTCCTTCCTACACCGTCATAGAGACCTTTCAGGAACTCAATGACAATCGGTTTGAGGTCGTTTTTATATTCATCACCATGCCACAGCGCATTGGAATAAAGAGAAATGTCATTGTTGAGGGCTGTTGGTGTAGCGTTTCTGACGTTCGGCGCTTTGTTGCCCGCCCCGAAGAACGCCATCAACGCCTGTCCCATCTCCGACTTACCTGTTCCTTTCGGTCCGAACAGGTTAAGGATAGGATATTTTCGTGTGTAACCCACCACGATATCATGGAATAGAGACGTTATCCAATAGGCAAGCCCCACCTTGCCGTTGTCGCCGAACACGATACAGAAGTCATGCATGTATTCCGTCAGCGACACAGGGACGAGCTGCTGGAACACAAACCTCCGTTCCCTTTCAAACCTCATGTCCGTGCCCTCCTCATACTGCTTTGCCGCCGGTATATACCAGTTACCCTTTTCGGGAATGACCACGATGCCGTATTTGTCCGCCTGATGGAATTCAGTGTTCCAAATGCCATTGCCGAACACATATCCTGCGTTAGGACACCATCCCATCTGTTTGAGAGCTACGGCCGTGTTCGTCTTCTCGTACAGGAACTTCCTGAGTTTGACGAGCGCCGTACCCGAAGCCTCCCAGATGTAATTGCCGATACCTTCCAGTCGCTGTTGGAACTTAGCCACCGAAATCATCTCCTCCATCGACATCTCCAGCAAGTCCGTCTGTCCCCTATTGTTCTTCACCTCAAAGAGACGACGAGGGTTGTCCGAGTCTTTGATATGGAAGAGTGGGGTGAGGGTGAAGTTAGACCATTGCTGTCCGGCAGCGAAGTAGCCGCCATTACGTATGACGAAGCCGTATGTCTCGTAATCAATCTCCGAAGACCTGTCTTTCGTCTTCTCCCTCCTGCGTTCAATCTTCTCCTTATCGACACAGCTCTGCAGCAGGTTCTTGTTACGTACATAGTGAGCGTTCACGTCGCCTATGACCACCTGCTGCTCAGTATCATCCTTGATGAAGCTGATGAGCCTTGCAATCTCCTTGACACACTGCGTATATTCCGAAGTGTTCTTTGACTTGGAGAAGATCTTGCGGGCATACCAGACGATGAAGTTCTGTGCCGGTAGCAAGTTCTTCTCATCATTGAGCGCATCTTCCGAAGTGAAGAAGTCGCCAGGATCACGTTTCTGCTTTCCACGTTTCAGTGGAAGCAGTTCCCTTACGTTCACCTGAAGCCCCTCCCGCAAAGCCTTCTCTCCGTTCTTCATCACAAGGCTGATGCCTGTTGGCCATTGCTGTCCCTCCTTGATGACATCCGCATCATTGATGAAGCAGACCGTAGGCGATAGCGCATGAATGATTTTCAGCTGGTCAGGAGTCCATTCCCCTCCGAGAGCCGCCACCGTGTTGAGTATGCCAACACTCTGCATCTTGGCAGCATCAGGAGAACCCTCCACACAATAGAAGAAATCCTTTTTCCGTCCTTCTGGAATGGCGATGTTGATACCATAGATAGACTTCGACTTATGGTATATCTCCGATTCAGGCGAGTTGATATATTTGGGACTTTTGTCATCCTTTGCCAGTGTCCTTCCTGTGAAGCCTATGACCTGATGGCTGCGGTTGAAGATTGGGAACATGATGCGGTTGCGGAAAGCATCATAGATGCGTCCTGTCTCCTCATTCTGTTTGAGAAGACCCAGCATGAGCATGAACTCGATGTTCTCATTCTTCTTTGTGGCCCACGAATACAAGGCATCGAAAGAGTCAGGAGCGAAGCCGAAGAATGACTCCCTCACGAATTCCTGGTTAAAGCGTTTTTCAATGTAGGCTAACGGTTCTTTCGATTTGAGGAGATTGGACACAAAGAACATCATGACACGATGGTTGAGGGCGAGCAATGCTTCACGTCTGAGGCGAGCCTGTTTCTGTTCCTCCGACTCCCTTTCCTCCTCGATGTCGATGTTATATCTCTTAGCGAGGAACTTGACAGCGTCGATGAACGACAGTGATTCCCGCTTCATCACATAAGAGATAGCATCGCCACCCTCTTGACAAGAGCCGTAGCAATGCCATGTGTTCTTTGATATTGACACCTTGAAGCTCGGAGTTTTCTCGCTGTGGAAAGGGCAGCAAGCGGAGAGCGTTCTGCCCTCCGCTTTAAGATGTACTCCTGAGTCTTCTACGACCTCAGCGACTTTCGCTGTCAGCCGTACCCTGTCTATTATCTCCTCCGGAATCATAGATACAATAACGTATGAATGTTATTACTGCCTGTACCAGTTCGCAATATTCTTCACGAAAAGAAAGTGTTATCTCTTTGTGATAAGACAGTTCTTTCGTGTCCGTATCTCGTCCCACCAACGTCCTGCCCAGTGTGATATTGAATGGGAGATTATACTCTGCCACAAGACTTGTTAGAAGGGAAGCGAATGCAGCGGGTTCTATCAGTTCAAAGGTCACCATATTTGTTTGTCAATGAGTTATACTTTTTAAGTACTTCAATACCCTGATTAAGATATAAGTTCACATCGATGGTTGAGATGTAATAGACATTGCCAACTTTCTTGTAAGGGAAATCACCTCTTTGGCATCGCTTTTTCAACGTAGCCCTTTTAACTCCCATCATTTCGGCAGCCTTGTTGAGACTTATAGGAGTGTCAAGGGTAGATTTAATGAGCTGGTATAGCATAACCCTGATAAACGGAATTATTTCCTGTTCAAATAACGCTTTCAGTAGGGAAAATGACACATCACTCATGCACGCCTCCTTCCTTTGATGACGACAACCCCTTTGTCCCAGAAATACCTTGCAGAGATAAAGATATTGTTGTCCACACCCTCAGTGTGGTTCCATCTTGTGAGTATGCTGCTTACCGACTTGCATTTCTTCGCATCGTCGAATTTACCTATGCTTGTCTGTCCTATCTCCAATGACCGTAGCCATGCCGTGATATTGGAGACAGGCAGAGCCTTGTCAGTGACCAGCTGCTCATATTTCCTTGATGCTTTCTTACTATTCATGGATGATATGAAATCCATGTCCTTCCTCCATCTCTTTGCTTTTGCAATATGTTTCAGTTGCCCTTTGGACGGATTGTATTCCTCCGACAAAAATGCAAGCAACTGAGAAGATGGGCAAGCCCTTAAAAGAGATTCCCGGAGTTCAATCCGTCTCTTATTAACAAACGCTGCGAAGTATCCAAGAAACTCATTGTTGGATGAGTTGCTATACTTTTCAGCCAGCTCCTCGAAGTCTGATTCAGATAATAACAAATCAATCATAATGTTTTTTTATAAAATGTTTGTTAGTCAGAGGATTTATTACTAACTTTGCAACATGTTGGCGAGAGTCCATCCCCTTTGGTTTGTTGGTTTCAAATCGGCTGCAAAATTATAAAAATGGCATAGCAAAAAAAGTGACTTTTTTACATAAAATTGCGTCATGGGGAATTATAGGGACATAGGGGGACAATCATTCAACAAATGATGCCGTAAAACTATTAGATGATGTTCAATAAAGGTTGTTCATCTTCACGGCAAAAGTTTAATTACCCTGTCTTATGAGCGAATAATGACGGACAAATGTTGAACCCTGCAAAGGGCAAGACATTGCCGATAAAGAGACCACTGGGATGAAGAAATGAAACTCAGTGGTGTTGAACTCGGCAGAAAAAGAAAGTGTTAAAAATCAAATATATTGTCTAACAACTGTTTGACATACATTGGATTAGATTGTTGTGTCCATGGACAAATCATGGACAGTAGACACGTAAATAGCACTGTTCTTGGGAACGATAACTGTTGAATAACAACGAGTTACAATAGCGGATGTTGAATGGGAAAATCCCTCTCTCTCCGC